GGCATAAATTTAAACTTTGAAGTCAGAAAACTTATCGTATGGGTCAACTTCAACTTCTTTCTCCTGATTGGCGTCTACTATGTTTTGTGCTTTTTGTTCTACATCATACAATCTCATTTTACTTCTATCAACGCCGATTATAAAAGAACGATTGATTGCAGGATCACTATATCTGTTTTTAAGTTGTTTAACTTTCATTTGATTTAATTGGTCTAGTTCTTCACTAGTCATTAATGCAAACATAAAATCAGCAGTAGCAGGTAGACCAAAACTTTCAGAAGTATCTTCTAATCCAATATCAGTAGATACGAAACCACTTCTTGTTGTTTGAGTTGCTGTGAATATAGGTAATTTAAATTCAACAGCAAGACCTCGTAATTCTTCTGCGATTGCTTTGATATAAAAATAAGATGATATATTACCACCTTTAAATCTACTAGAGGCACATATATTTAAATAGTCAATGAACAATACATCTGGTTTAAAACTTTTCTTTAATGCAAGTTCATTTAATAATGCTTTGAAATGTCCACTATGAGCAGACGCTGTAGGATATTCTTTAATAATTAATTTACCAGGCGACTTACTTTTTAATCTTTCAACTCTATCATCAAACATTGTTTTAGGTAAAGCGTGTAAATCATCTGTACTAACATCTAATAAGTTAGCGTCTATTCTTTCAGCAATTCTTTCTTCTGCCATTTCTAAAGTAATGTATAAAACATTTTTACCTTCAAGTATACTAGAGGCAGCCAGGTGGCACATAAACAAAGATTTACCAACACCTGTACCTGCAAGACAAACATTTAAAGTCTTTTGAGGAACGCCGCCTTTAGTTATCTTATTAAAATATTGTAAGTCAAAAGGTAATCTTAATTCAGTTCTATGGTACCAATCAAATCTATCATCTGCGTCATCAATGTAATCGTGCCCAATATGATTATCAAAAGACACAGCAAGAGCTTCAGATAAAATTGAAGGAATGGCCTCTGGAGTTCTTTTCTTGTCTTTTCCATCCAGGATTTTAATGCCGTTAAGTACTGCATTGTTTACCGCCTTGTCTTTACAGAATTTCTCCGTAGTATCAAGCAACCATTGTAATTCGTTTTCTTCGTAAGAAAGTCCGTTTATAGTTTGTTTTATTGCTTTATACTCTTCCTCGGTAATATCTTTTCTATTGCCTAATTCTATAATCAAGGTTTCTTTTGTAGGAAGATTATTATATTTATCAACAAAATCATAAATTTGATGAAATAAAATTTTATCTGTACGATTAGCAAAGTAATCATCTTTTAGAAAAGGCAAGACTTTTCTACAATAATCTTCATTAAAAATTAAGTTTGTAAGTATAGTATCTTCTAATCTATTTGTCATCAAGTATTGTTCCGTCTTTTATTTTTTCATCTAATATTTCTACTAATATATCTCCAATATACTTTATAAATGCAGGTTGGTCAATATCCAAGTCCAGTTCTTCAGGCTTTCTTAATAAAGTCCATTGAAACTGCAAAGGAAGATTGCCGTCAGGTTGTTCATCATTTGCAAACTGCACCTTGCCGTATTTGTAGATTACATCTTTGTACTTGCCTTCAACGATTTTTATACTACTAAAATCGTCTCCGTCTCTTTGTACATAAACATATCTCTTATTCGCCGTAGAGGAATCGTTTTTTTGCTTGTTCATCAATCTTCTCTAATACATCTTTAGTAAAATACTTTTCAGGTTCGTTCATTATAGACTTGCCGAATACTTTAGTGCCATCAGGCATTTCATATCTTGTAGATACTTTTTTGAATACACCACTTTGTTCTGCAAGTTCAATTAAACCATAATGTTTATCTAAACCTTTTTCGTAAGTTAAAAGTACATCTATCATTGCATTTTCTTTAGTCAACCTTGACTTATAATTTTTACAATGAATAATATTACCGACAACTTCTGTGCCGTCTTTGACTTTTCTCTTACCTAAATATATGATTGATGAGGCAGCGTATTTAAGACCAGAGCCGCCACCCATTTCTTTTTGAGGAAACATTGAACCGATTACATCATAAGTATGATTGGTCATAATCATAGGTATATTTGCCTTACCTAGTTTCAATGTTAAAACTCTAAATGTTGACTTCACAATTTGAGACCTTGTCATATCTCTAGTCTCTTTACCTTCGGCAGTATCTTCCATTTCTTTTGTAGTAGATAACATACCTAAACTATCTAAAACAAACATAATAGGTTTTCTATCTTTTTCTGATTGTTCTAGGTACTTGTCAACAATTTTAATTGATTGTGTTCTAAATTCTTGTACGGTCGCAACAGGCACAACAACAAATCTATTACTATCAATGCCTCTATCTTCAATCATATTTTTAGATACAGCACTTTCACTTTCAAAGTAAATAATGCCTGCGTCTTTATCCATATCTAAAAAGTTCTTACAGATAGATAAAGCAAAAAATGTTTTACCTGTAGCACTTTCACCAGCGATAGCGGTGATTTTATTAGCAGGCATACCGCCATATATACTGCCTGATAATAACGCATTAAGAGAGTAGCAACCTGTATCAACAAAGTTGGTTACATCGCCAGCGTCTATGCCTTCACTTGCTAGTGTAGCATATTCGTTGCCAGTCTCTTTTATAATGTCTTTAAGAAAGTCTTTTGTCATAATTTCTCCATACTATACTAATTTAACTTATTTGTCAACAGCCTGTTTGGCACGCAACACGACTTTTCTACCAATAGAAATGCCTTCGCCTTCTATTCGGTACTTCTCATCTTTAGGTACCCAATGTTTAGGTGGTTCTTCGTATTCTTCTGGTGGTATTCTATCCCATAGGTGTTGACCAAAGTCGCTGGGATTAACAGCACCTGAAGTATCAAACATACGACCATCAAATTTATGTGCCATTTCATAAATCTTTTCTTTGTTGTATGCAACTTTCCGTTGATAATCGTAATATGGTTTTAACTCTTCGTATTCTTTTTTAGAAATCATTCCTGTCCTTGTTAATGTCATAGAAAACTTTCCAATGTCGCTCTTCTGCTTGAAGAGAAGAAGTCGTAATCTTTAGGACCAAAGCACCAAACATTTTCAATATACTTCATTGCCATAAACTTATTCAGTTCTTCTTTGGTCTTAAACTTAGCATTACCTTGAGGTCTTTGCATAATAACCATACCAATTTGACCTAAAAATTTGTCTCTATTACTATTTATTAATTCATCACTTGACCTATATCGTACATTTTTGACTTTCGGATCCATTATATTTACTAACATAAATTTAGATTTAGAAAGTGTCTTTTCTGCGACAGGTAAATAGAAGTCATCACGCCATTTCTCATACTCATTAAATTTAAACCAAGATTGATTTTCTTCTAGTTCACCACCTTTATTATATTCTTCTGTACTAAAGTAAGGCGGACTTGTAAATGCACAATCTATATCTGGTAACTCATCTTAAGGTAAATTTTCTGCACCACAATTATATATCTTAACTTTTTTATTAGGAAAGAATTTACTATACTCTTCAATCTGTTTCATATATTGTTTATATGTGTTAGGGTTTGGGTCACAACCATAATATTCAGTTGCATTACTAGCAAAGAAACCTGCAAGTCTATCACCCCAACCACAAGAGGTATCTAATACGGTGTTTGCTTTTGTCATATCATATATTGTTTTAGCAACGACAGGTTTAAATTGTGTTGCAATATATGTACCTAATCTAAAGGCACTCATATATGTACCTTCTCTTAAATGTCTTTCACTATTAATGCCACGCCATATAGGACCTAAACAACGCCATATATCTTTTGCGTCACCATTTTGCCATACATCAATAGGTGCTTTGAAACCATAACTACTACAATTCAATCTTAAATGTTGATGAAAATAATTAGATGATACATTATAAGTTGAAGGTGCGTCTATTAAACCTAAACCATAATCTTTAAAGTTGTATTCGTAATCATCATACTTTTCAAATACTTCTTTTTCTATTTGTTCTTTAGGTACACAAATTTTACTTGTATCAAATTTAGATAGACCTATAATATTCTTTCTCATATCTTCATATGATATTTGTTTCAAAGGAAACACAGGTCTATTATCTGCAATGTATTGAGATAACAATACTCTAAATTGTTCTTTGCCTAGTTCTTCTGTCCATCTATCAAACTGAATAGTGTCCATTATAGGCAAACCGTTTTCGTTTGCGTAATCTTTAAGGTTTAGGGTCTTCATTATTCCACATTATTAATAAAGTTATTGGTATTAAAAATATAATTGTCAAAAATAATATACTATAAATTATCGCCATTGTCAATACCTTTAGGGTTCAATAAGTTCATATTCAAAATTATAACTAGTTTCATTGTGATTTAATAATGTAGCACCATTTTTTGTGTGAAATTTAAATGCCATATCTGTTAAAGGTGATAAGGTTACTAATCTATCAACACCAGGTACTTTCATTAAGTCGTCTCGTATTGCAAATATAATATCTCTACCTGCACCTTTACGCCAACCTGTTGACCATACGGTATATGCAACTGCAATACTACCATCTGGAGTAGAGAAGTCATCTAGTTCTTGTTCGTTCTTTGGTACTTCATTACAATATGCAACACAACATATCGCAAGAGGAACATCTACGAAAGAACCATCTGCTCTACTAATATCACTATTCATAAGACCAAAGATTTCTCTACCTTTAGAAGTCCTAAATACAATATCTAAATGAGGTCTAACAGGATCAACACCAACTTTCATTGGGTCTAATTGTTTTTGTTTCTCTAAAATATCCAATTTATCCATAAACTCCTAACTTGTATATGCAATCTCTAAAAATTTAACTGCACCACAAATAATTAATAATTGTACAAATGTTAATCTAGTCATCGCTAAATTTGCACCTAATCTAAATGCAAATATTAAAACAACCCAAGCGATAAGTAAATCTAATTGTGTCATACAAAAAAACTTTCTAAACTTGCCTTAGGTTCAGCAGACCAATTTATTGCACCTAATATAAATCTCATAGGGTCTAAAAATGTCTTCTCAAACTGCAAGTCATAATTTACATAGTCCTTTAGTTTAAACTCTCTAGGTAAAGTAGAGATATAACTACACACATTGAATTTGAAAGGATTAGGTTCTTTTAATAATATAAACTTAATCTTATCACCTTCTTGTATCAAAGGATACTTGTAATCTAAATTTTGATTTTTTAGATGATAATTATATATAAGACTACCTTTAATATGTATCGGCGTACCTTTGATAAAAATGTCGCTTGGTGAGAAATACTTTCTTAAATTATTACAACTTCTAGGAAATGCAATCTGTTCAGGTTCATATTGTTTATATTCTTCTCTAAATTTTGCAATATAATTATGTAAATCAGTTTCTTCTTTATTCATAACAATTTTAATCGCCTCTTTAATTGCAACTCTACAAACTTCAGGTGTTGAAGACTTAACTGCTTCTATACCCATAATCTTTAATTTAGGTTCTTCAAAACGGAAACCTTCTTCATCTAATACATTTAACATATATCTTTTCTTAGCAGTCCAGATACCTTTATCTGCGATACACTCTCGTTTCATAACCATCTTTTGTTGAAATGCGTTTGTGTATTTTGCAAGTTGAATAAAACACTTATCAATAAAAGGTTCAAGTTTATTCTCTACAACTTTATTGATAAAGTTTATCTTTTGTTCTTTAGTTTTATCTTTACATACTTTCTCAACAAGTTTATCTAAACACAAATAGATACTATCGGTATCACTTGCAACAATATAATCTACCTTATCTTTTGTTTGTAATATATCGTTCATATATTTGTTTACTTGTTGTTCAATATACTGAATAATAAACTGCCCAGCAGTTGTAATCGCTGTTGCCTGGTGTACATTGTAAAATCTAAAATACTGATTACCGATTGCACCATAGGCACTATTCAATGATATTTTCTTTGCCCATTGTATATTATGACATCTACTAATTTCTTTTTCATACATTGGGTCTTTTGTTTTTTGATATTCTTTCTTCGCTTCAAACTCTAACTTCTTAAAATGCACTCGGTCATTATACATCTTTTCCATAAGTTTAGGTAAGAAGCCTTGACTATCTGTCTTAAACATAGCACCATTAGGCGTAATTGTACACCCCTCCGTTTCCAGATAGTCTAAAGGCGTCTTTTGTTGCAACATTTTATTAACACTAATACCTTGAGGTTTTACACCTATCATTTTTTCAGGCGATATATTATACTGCATAATCAAATGAGGATATAGTGAGTTAATATCAAATGAAACAATCCATTTGTGTTGACCAACTTGTGGCGTCTTAACATATGCGCCAGTATATTTCTCTTCTTTTACATTGTCTCCTCTAGGAGGTAAATGTATATTTTCTTTAAGAAGATGATTATAGATTAATGTATCCCATAGTCTTACTTCCGAAAAGACATCTTGGTAATTAATCTTTGCCTCGTAGGCCATTGTTAAGATAAGTTCAATTAATCTTAACTTATCTTCAAGTTGGTCAACTAGTTCAACATCTTTAATATTGTAATCAACAAAACTTTGAAAATCGTTTGTATACCATTCTCTAAATGTATCATAAGGGTTACTATCTTTACCATCACTACCTAATTCTACTTTTGCGATATAGTCTAGTTTATAACTTTCTTGTCTAACAGGTATAAACTTTTTATATAAGTCAAGGTAATCTAACATTGTAATACCTTTTATATCATAAGCAGTTTGACTACGACCTCTTACGGTTATTTGTTCTTGTTCTATCAGACCCCAAGGTGATAATTTGTTAATCACTTTGTCGCCGACTAGATATTTAATTCTATTACATAGATAAGGTAAGTCAAAGAATTTTGTATTCCAACCTGTAATAATATCAGGATAGTTTTTGGTCCAGAATTTAAAAAACTCCATTAACAATTGTTTTTCTGATTGACACTCAATATAGGTTACATCTGGACGCTTTGTA